CACAGTCGCTGTGCCGTTGTTGACTTCACATTGAAAGCTCCAGAGAAAACTGGAATGGCTGGTCAATTCTTCAAGCGAGTCTCTAGTATTCTTGCTGAGGAAAATGTCAAGTTTGATCCTAAAGTAATTGCTGAGGTTGTGAAGAAACACTTTCCAGACTTTCGCCGTGTACTGAATGAATTGCAAAGATATTCATCCAACGTAGATAAGACTATTGACGTTGGTATTTTGTCGCAAGTTGGTGACGTAAGCATGAGTGAAGTCATCAAGTTTTTGAAAGACAAAGACTTTGGTGCATTGCGTAAGTGGGTTGCATCAACTGACATTGATCCTGCTACACTGTATCGTAAACTTTATGATGGAATGTATGATGTATTGCAGCCACAGAGTATTCCTCAAGCTGTGATCATTCTTGCAGACTACCAGTATAAACATGCATTCGTTGCCGATGCTGAAATCAACACTGTAGCATGTCTGACTGAGTTGATGGTTGGTGTAGAGTTCAAATGATCAGATTTTTCAAACCGACCATTGAGTGGATAAAAAATGACATTGACTCTCATCCTTTTCGTTTTGGCGTTGAGTTGCTTGCTTGGGCTATTTCAATTGGCTGTAGCATTACCATGGCTGTTACAGTCCCGAATCCGCCCCTACTTGCTCTTTACCCTATTTGGATTATCGGGTGTAGCCTCTATGCTTGGGCTGCTTTTACTCGCAAATCTTTTGGCATGTTGGCTAACTACCTCTTGCTTACTGCCATTGACACTATCGGTTTGATTAGGATGTTGACATGATTAACACCACAATCTTAGGTAAGTCATTAGGTTGGTTCAATAAGAATGAAATCTATGAAATGAAAAACCAAATCACCGCGGTTGTTTACTCAATCGCATTTTTGGATGAAAAGCCTGATGATCATGTTTATCCTTTTGAGATTGAGGACACAATATACTTTGGTATGTCTGGAGGTATGATGAATGATTACAAATTTGATAGGAAAAACAAACGTACTGGAAGAGGCGTTTTATATTCAACTTTTGCGGGAAGAATCAAAATTCATTGCAACAACCTGGAAAAAATGAAACCTGTTTGTGAAACAAGATATAGACTTTTTCATGAAAAATGTCTGCCGTCCCTGAATCCACATAAAAATCTTTACTTCAACTTGTTTGTTCCTGATGAAAATAAAATTGAGTCATTCCTGCACAGATCATTTATCAGTTCTATGGAATCAGAATTCATTCTACAGTATGGCCTCAAATATGGCCGACTTCCTATCATGAATCTGGATGAACAATATGATCGCAGTCCAATTGATATACAAAGTGTGTCTGGTAGCATGAGGGACTTTGTATCCAGAAACAGTTTAATCGAGTTTTTATCATGAGTCCATTTGAATTTTCAAATCAAATCTTGCAAGGTAAGAAACAACTGATTGTTGATGAATCTACTGAGGCTGAATACGTGCCTTTTATGGTCAACAGAGCACTGTCATATCATAAAGACTGTGTGTTGTACGCCAATGAAATGAATCGTAGACACCAACTGGATAAAAAGTTACAGAATGATTATTTACTAAATACTATCAGGGCTAAGAAAAGGCCTTTCAATAAGTGGATAAAGCCTGAAAAAAGTGATGATATAGCATGTATAAAATCTTTCTACGGTTTCTCTGATGCGAAAGCTAGGGATGCACTCAGACTGCTTACTGACAAACAAATCCAAGAACTAAAAGAAAAAGCCGATAAAGGTGGATTGGGGAAGTAGCCATGGTAGATTTATCAACATTTGTTGAGGTGAAGCTGAAAGAACAAGATGATTTTTTGAAGGTACGTGAAACATTGACTCGGATTGGTGTGTCTTCTCGCAAGGAGAAGATACTGTACCAGTCGTGTCATATCCTACACAAGCGCGGCCAATACTACATTACACATTTCAAAGAACTGTTTGCACTGGATGGAAAACCATCTAGCATCATAGACAATGATATTGAAAGACGTAATGCAATCGCTAAGTTACTGGAGCAATGGGGCTTAGTTACGATTGTCAATCCAGAAATTATGGTAGACAAGATCGCCGAGATTCACCAGATCAAGATCATTCCCTTTCGTGAGAAGGATGATTGGCAACTAATCAGCAAATACAATATAGGTAAGAAGAGTCCAGAGTGATTTTATATTATGAAAAAAGTGAAAGAGAAACTAACGAAGCTAAAGAACATCTATACAGGTGAAGTTGTCATAACAAGCAACCTGTATGAGAAACGTGTTGATAGCACAATGACATTTATACAGGTATACACAGAGCAAAATCCACAGAGAAAATACTTTGTGAACGGTGCTGCTTTTGTCAAAATTGTATAAATAACAGAACCCACCTTAGGGCCGTTTGACGTTAACGGTTAGAGAATGAGCAATCACTCTCAGGCGTCCGGATGAATAAGACTGTACCTCGTCAGTGTACGCTGGAGAAAGTAACCAGCACAACGATACGCTTTTAAGGTATCATTTTACAACTTGCTTTTATAGGAGAAAACTCATGACGCACCTAAATCTAGGACGTATAAACTTTGCACCATTGGTGCCACAAACTGTCGGCTTTGATCGTTTCTTTGATGCATTTGATCAACTTGCGCTAGACAAACTTCCAGCAAACACTTTTCCACCACATAACATCGTCAAGTTAGACGACAACAATTATTTGGTTGAACTTGCTGTTGCTGGATTCTCGGAAGACGAAATTGAAATTGAAACGCTAAAGGGCGAATTGACCATCAGTGGCAAGAAAGCTACTGTGGATGAGAATCGTTCTTATTTGCATCGTGGCATCGGAACTCGCGCATTCAAGAAAGTTGTTCGCCTAGCGGACACGGTTCAAGTGGATGGAGCGGCTCTGGAGAACGGTATCCTGACCGTCAAGCTAGTGAACGTCATTCCTGAGGAAAAGCTGCCAAAACGCATTCCAATCGCTTCTGGTGGTAACGATAAAGTACTCACTTCTACCAAAAATAAAACTCTTCTTCAAGAGTAATACTTGACAGGAAAGCCTTTCTGTGTTACACTAATAGCATAGAAAGGCATCTTATATTATGAAAATTGCACTTGCATCCGATCTACACCTAGAGTTCGGAACAATCTCCCTTCAAAACACAGAAAACGCTGATGTTTTGATTCTTTCTGGTGACATTTGTTTAGCTAATGAGTTGAACGATCAGGATGTCCACAATCTGTTGGGTGAAGCCGACAAGTCCAATCGCTATCACACATTCTTTCAAGAATGCTCGGAGCGATTTCCACTTGTTCTTTATGTTGCCGGCAACCATGAACACTATCATGGTGATTATGCATTATCTCTTCCCAGACTCAAAGAGAAACTTGGCTATCTGAAAAATCTCCACATCCTAGACCGTGAATATGTTACAGTAAATGATGTGACATTTATCGGTGGCACTTTGTGGACAGATATGAACAAAGGCGATTCACTAACATTATATCATGTTCGTGGTATGATGAATGATTTTCGCATTGTTCAAAACAGTAAGAGAACACTCACTCGCAAAGTTCCTTTGTATAAGCGTGACGATGCTGGTCAATACGCACTTGATGAAAAAGGAATGACGATTCAGGATGGATTCAAATTCAAAGAAGAAATTGCGAGATTCAGCCCAGAAGATGCATATGAAGATCATGTAGCCATGAAAGAATATATTCGCCATGTTATTGAGGGAATGTTTGATGAAAAATTTGTAGTCGTGGGTCATCACGCTCCAAGTAAGTTGTCAACAAAGCCACAATATCAAGATGATGTGATGATGAATGGGGCATACTCTTCCGACTTGTCTGAGTTTATTCTCGATCATCCACAGATCAAACTCTGGACACACGGTCATACACATGATCGTTTTGACTACATGATCGGCTCAACTCGTATTGTATGTAATCCACGCGGTTACATCAACTATGAGGACTGTGCTGATCGCTTTGAACTTCAATACATTGATATCTGATATCAAAAGTCCTAGCTAACTGACATACATATTTGTTATGAAGACAAAGCACATTGAAGCATACATGACGACTGCTGAAACATTTGCTAGTTGTTCAACCGCAGTCAGATTACAAGTCGGCGCTATCGTTGTCAAAGATGATAGGATTATATCTATCGGGTATAACGGCATGCCATCTGGCTGGGACAACACATGTGAGAACACTATTGGTTATGATAAAGGTGAACCTGTACTAAAAACAAAACCAGAGGTACTTCATGCAGAAACCAACGCAATCGCAAAACTGGCAAAAAGCACTGAGTCTGGCGACGGTGCTACTATGTTTATCACTCATGCCCCTTGTATTGATTGCGCCAAACTTGTTTTTCAAAGTGGTATCTATTCTGTGTATTATCGTAATCATTATCGTAATGCTGATGGCATTCAATTCTTGGAAAGAGCTGGAGTGAAAGTGGAAAAATTATGA